TGTCGTTGAACGCTGCGCAATACCGCCGATAGAAATCACTAAAGATGCTGCTGAAGTGGGCGACGTCGATAGCGTGAACACGGTTTGCGAACCGGTGCCGCTGAACAGTTGAGCCGATGGCGCCGATGGCGCGAAACTCTGCCAGGCCGCGCCGTTATAGACGCGCATCTTTACCGTGGTGGTGTTCCAGTACATGTCACCCGCTTGCATCGCTGTGCTGTTGGGTCGTGTAGTCGGGTCGGAGGCATATGGGCCGTAATAAAGTTGAAGCACGCTGAGTGCCGATGCAGCACTAGCCGCTGCTGCCGTAGCTGACGATGCGGCGGCGGTGGCGCTGGTCGATGCGTTACCGGCTTGTGTTGTTGCAGTTGACGCGGACCCGGCTGCTGCCGTAGCACTACCTGCCGCTGCTGTGGCAGACGTACCCGCAGTAGTGGCACTGCCGGCCGCAGTGGTAGCGCTGCTTGAGGCGGCGCTTGCCGATCCTGACGCAGCAGTGGCGCTCCCTGCTGCTGCGGTTGCACTTCCGGCGGCGGCTGTTGCGGATGCATTAGCAGCAGTGGCGCTACCAGCAGCGGCTGTTTGCGAAACTAAAGCTGCGGCTGCGGCCGCCGTAGCAGTGGCAGCCAGCGCAGCTAATCCTGTGGCTCCTAAGGCCGTGTTCCAGCCTATCAAAATGTTATTGGTTCCAGCGGGCGGCGCGGTAGTGAATACGATGGTCAGGCCGACAACGTTGAAATCAATGCCCGGACGCTGCCCGACCCCGGAAATACTTACTTCAGTATTGGCGTTTGATCCAGGGTTGGCGCCAAGACTAAAAGTAGTCGTTACGCCATCGCCGTTGAATATGGCATCATAGGCAGGCTCAGACGCAAGGATTGCCGCCAGACCTGCCGCGTTGGTGTTAATCAGAAATGTGCCTGATGCATCCCAGCCGAGTAAATTCAGCGCCATAGGGCTCGGTAAAACAGTCGATATGCCAGTGGCACTGATTGGCAAAGACAGAGTGCGATTCTGCACCTCTGCAATCTGCTGTACTTCCATGGTCAGATAGTCGAGCGCTCCCTCAACCACGTTCGGATAGTATCCCGACTGATTAATCAAATCAGTCAGTTGCTGGTATGAAACGATCCGCGCAATTGTCAGGCTAGTGCCTATCGCTATAGGACTTCCTGACAATGGATAGGTTACGGCCCCGCCATTGCTGGAGCCAATTCCGGTTACTGAATATTGCGATGGCGTCAGAACATTAATATTCCCACTGGTATCGGTGTAAATAACAACAAGTTGGCTGGCTTGTGGAACTTCAAAACCAAAAGTAAATGACGTGGTTAGCCCATTGCCTGCCGTCACGGTCTTGTTGCTGGTGGTCGAAATCGTCAAGGCATCACCTATAAAGGTTTTTGCCTTGCGGTTGCGCGGGTGGCTGTGTGAAGGTGTAGCCGGGCTTGCGCAAGTACTGTTAAAAAAATTTAATGTTTGTTGCTTTGTCCGAGGGTCAGCCCGCGCGCGACATCTACAGCTCCGTGCGGCTGTTCTTTTCCACTATGTACGTCTGCCGCGTATTGCAATGTCGTGCCGATCTGACCAAGGCCAGGAATAAGCAATCCTGCCGCATTTCCGAGGTCTTTAATGGGCGCTTTTACTTGACCACCGGTAGCCAGCTTGTAAGCATCCTGTGCTGGCTTGGCAATTGCACCCATTGCCGACATATATGCAGGCACGCCAGCCGATGGGTATCCTTTGATTGCCGACCACGCTTCCCGCGCAAACGGCACCATGCCAGCGTATTCGCCAGTGATCGCACCGGCCGCCCATTTGATCCATCTCTCATCACCATGATGCGATTCTAGCGCGCCTGCCCATAGTGCTGGCACGATCATTGCCATCATGTAACGAGATAAGACTTCGGGCTTGCTAAACCCGGCCGTGCGCAACTTCGATGCCATGTCCATGTTTTGGCCCAGCGTGTTATTCATGAAGCCGTACAGCGTGGTCATCATTTTGACCGCGTTATCCTTATTCTGCAGGACCATCGAGCGCGACGATTCAATATTGCTGCCATGGGCTTCGCGCACGATCTGATTGGCATAGGCGACGGCGTCAGCCTCGCTCATCGGTTGGCCGGTGCCGCCTCGATTGATAGGGATGCCCTCAGAGATTGCGCGATCATAGGCCGCCCAGGCCGTCGGCACTGCTGTCATCATGTCCAAGCCAGCAACCATTGAATGCCCAAAGCGCTCAGCCCTGGCGTGCAGTCCCTCTGGCTGAAACATCGAAGCCGTCATTTGCCGATAATCCCGATCCTGTTGCATGAGGCGAGCTCGGATTTCCGGGAACTTGGCTACGGCGCCAGCTATTTCCCTCGATGGACTTGTACCGATGGCAGCCATTCGTGCGCCAAAGTATTTTTCACCGCCGCCGCTGAAATAACCTAGTGACTTGAATGCCGCGCTGCCGCCATGCTTGAGGGCGGTGGATATGCGCAAGGCAATGCCATTGGCGACTATGGCGCGCCGACTGCTGCTCAGGATTGCCCCGATGCGACTCAACTGTTGATCGCGGTTCTGCCCATTGGCCAGGTCGCCTACCCACTGTTGCATTGACTTGTACTGCTCTGGGCCGTAGCTCAATTGGAACTGTCGCCGGAAATCACCATTGGTGAGAATTTTATGCACGTCAAGTAAAGCCTCGCGATAAGCAAGGTCATGCACGGTATCGTGCAAACGCCGTTCGATGGAATGAAAATCTAAATCAAGACGGTCGTAATAGTTCGCCACCCGGCCATTCAGTGAGCCGTTGGTGGTGGTGTCAGCGCGGAAATATCCTTTTCCGAAAAGCCCCTCGGCAGGATCGATTGCCGATGAATCTGACTTGCGCACAGCCAGCTTGGAACGTATAGGGTCATAGTCCAGTGGCGCATAGCCGCCTTGCATATCTTGGCCGGTGGCAGTACGGAATGGGCGCCGCTCGATGTGATCCGGCGAGGTGTTGCCTAGCCGCTTATTCATCTCGACCATTTCCGGCCAATGTTTTTCAAATGCATCCCATGTCTGCTGTGTGGCTTCCCAATCCTTGGCTGTCATGTTGTCGTGCAAGAATGACCAAACATCATTCGGCTGCCATTCCATGCCCTTAGTCAACTTGTCGAAGTTGGACTCATTGCCGACATGGCGCGCGATGCCCAGCATGTCGCCGCGCGTCAAACGGCGATAGACTGGCGTTCCGGCTTCTTTGGTCAAGTCTGCGTCGAGGAGCCTGGTATTGCTTACCGTGTCGGTCAAGCCCTTTTGCCAATCTGGCCCCAGGCGCTCGCCGGCTGCTTTGAAATCGTTCGATAGCGCCTTGAGCATATCTAGCTTGTGATAGTTGGCATCGAAGACACGGCCAAAAATCGCCTTGGCGAATGGCCCCATGATTTCGTGCTGATCGAACTGATTGGCTTTGAACTGCTGCGGTTTGAGCTCGGCAGATGCTGAGCGCAGGAATGCGGCAGAACGGTCAAGCGCTACGGAGAAATTGCTGTCGACGCCAGCGCGCGGCCTATCAACAAGTTGCTGCGTGGTGAACTTGTTAGCCTGCGCCTGCATTTTTGCAGTCAGATCATTGACCACTACGGCCAGATCGACTTTTTTACCGGCTATCGTCACGGTTTTGCGTTCTCGCGCAATGGCCTCCATGCTGCGTATCGTGTCGTTGAAGCCGCGCAACTGCTCGACAGTCATGTCCTTATAGTGCATGCGCACCGACGGGTCTAGCATGTCGGCGTTTTGCAGCGGAGCGTAGCCAAGATCCTTCTGCGAATCAACCCACGCTTGCAACTGCACTTGCTGCTTGGTAGGGCCTTCAGGTGGTTTTTGACGAAAGTCGAAGCGCTCGCGCAAAGCATCGATCTGGTCGAGTATGTCAGGATCCATCTTGTTGCGGATGCTGTCCTTATCGTACTTGCCCTGCGACGAGACAATTTTCTTGACCTCGGCAACGGCATCGCGCGCGGCAGCGGCCAAGCGATTGCTGAGCAGCGCCTGACGCTGCGCCTCAACTGCGCCGGCCGTATCCTTTGGCGCCAGAGTCAACGCCTCCTTGTTCGCCTTAGTTTCCGCAACCTCATACTGACGCGGGTTCAGATCACCCACGCGCTTGGCGGCAATCGTGGTTTCGGCAGCTTCGGTTGCCGCGCGCGCCAGCTCACGCGCCGGTACTGGGGATTTTGTCAGTAGCTTCAGGCCGGTGGCCATGAACTTGGCGCGGGTCTCATTGTGCACCGCTTCATTGGCAGCGGCATCCATGGCGGCAGGGTCGGTCAGCTCGCCGTGGCGCTCAAGCATGCGCTGATCGGTCAGCCTGGCAATCTGTTCTTTCGGCTTCTCGCCGTCGGCCAGACTTCGTACCAGCTCGTCACCGCTGCCGAGGCCGAACATCTCGGCAATCATGTCGGGATGCATGCCTGTTTTGGAGGTCATGCCGCGCAATGCATCCAGATCGGGGCGGTTTAAATTACCCTCCGGGTACATCTCTTTCAGGTCAGCAATATTGATCTTGCCATCGCCAGCACCCAACGGGCGCATGTCGGGCGCTTCCCTGCCCTCGGCATCCAGCACCTTGCCGGACTTCATGAATTCGCGGGCGCGCTCGACAGGCTGCGCCATGACTTCCTTGGTCACCTCATCTTGAATACCTCGGCGCAGACCAGCAGCCTCCCGTTGCAATGCTTTCAACGCCCTGCTCTTGGCATTCGATGTGTACTGCATGTCGCGCACGCTACGCGCTTGCAATGTGCCGACGGCATCCTGCGTGGCCTGCTGGCCAAGCGCTGCATAGTCTGCCTGCTGCTTATCGGTGGCGCCAGTCTTGGACAGGTCCAGAGGAAAATAGCCGCGTGATTGTTCGGCCTGCCGGATTGCCTCATCACTGGCTAGCATACGGTCCATCACACCGCGCACCTCTGGGGTTAGTTGAACATGCAATTCATTAAATGATTTATAGATGTTCATCAACCAAGAACGAAAACGAGAAAACAGTGCTTGCATGCCTTGCGTCGGTGCCTTGCCTTCCATCAAATACGTTTCATAACCACGCGCCCATTTCTCATGCATATCACGCTGCTGGCTAATACTGCGGGAATTCCAATCCGCCAAATCTTTCCCGCCCATCCATTGAATGGCAGTATGCATATCATCCTTGGCTTGCTGCGGAGCATCTTCACGCCCAGCAAGATCGCCCATGGTATGCAGGAAAAAATGCCCAGATTCATGCAGAAACGTGCTCAAGTCTGCATTTTGCAAAAGGCCAATAGTACGTTGTGAAGGGCTATAAACTCCCTTTGGATTGTCTGCGGCTACAGAGCCCGGTTCATCAGTTTCAACCGAATCCCATCCTGTTGCCTGATCGAGCTTATCAGCATTGCCTGTCCGCTCTTTTGCAATCGATAACGGATATTTTTCGTACAACTCGCCCGGCTTCATACCATAGCGCTCGGCCATGGTCCGATAGAACTCTGTCACCGGCGCGATGCTGGCACGCGCCACGTCATCAGGGAAGCGTCCGGTTGCCTGCATTTGGGCCATCAGCTTGTCGCCAATGGCCTTGACGTCGTCCTGCTGCGCCTCAACACCCTGCTGCTTGCTGACGATATCTTGCGCGCGCGCCTGCATTTCGCCGGCAGCGTCTTGATAGAATTTCTGTCCCTCGGCATAGGTCATGCCACCTTCTTCTGCCTTCAGATTCGGCAGAATGGCATTCTCAAGATTGGTACCGGCAATGTGGGTTGCGTAATCTTCAACAGGAATCTGCACGTCACCACCGGTCAGCGTGGCCTCGGCAAGCCTGTCTTGCAGCCCAGGTATCTGCTGCGGGTCAACTGAAGACTGATGTAAGGCATCTTCGAATATCTTGCCGTCTACGTAGACGTTGGGCATGTTGCCGTCTTCTGTCTGCGATCTGACAAACTCCTTGAAGGCTTGCGGGTCATGCGTGCGCAGATTTGATTCTTGCGCAATCTTGCTCAACTGCTCGATGGCTTGACCGCCATGCTCTGCAGTCTCTGCTGCCAGCCCATCACTAAATGCCTGCTGTACGCCTTCATGCAGCGGGCCATGCCCCATGAGGCCACCCAACATCATGCCGCTCAGTCCAGAAAGAATGGTCTGCTCTGGATCAAAACCTTGTTGCTGCGGCATAACCAGATTCATTGCCTGGCGCGATACCTCACCGGTTATGGCACCAGAGGCAGCGCCGCTAGCCAGGCGTGCGCCAATGCTGCCTGGCACGCCCAGTGGAACGATGCCGCCTAGGGTAGTAGTGGCGTAGGCCATTTGTGCGGCGCGAATCGCTTGCTTGCTGTCACCGGTCTGGTTGTAAACATCCTGGCCGGTGTTGACTGCCGATGTCAGCGCTGGGAATGCCATTGCCCGACTGCCGGTCTTTGCGGTCTGTAGTGCGGCCTGTCCGACTGTCGCAGCCTCGCCAGCTTCAGCCGCAGCGCCAGCACCACCAGTTGCCGCAATGGTGGCGATCATGCTCAGCAAGTTGCCTCCCACGCCAGCGGCCTTAACGCCAAAAGGCGCATTTGCTGGTATCGCGGTCGCGTCCTTATTTTGCAGCGCCGGGGCGATCATGTGCTGATACCACCAATCGGATGCATTTGTACCAGAAACAGCATCCAGGCCCTGTGCGCCATAGCCGATCAGTCGATTGACTGCCAGCGATGCATCATTGAAGCCACCGACCGCACCCTTGGCCAATCCCATCAGCACTGGCTCGATGCTCTTTTTCGCGTCATTGGAAAACAGTGGCTCGATCTGCGACATATCGTCGAAATCGTTCTGTGCCACGCGCGCGCTGTCAGGATTGGCAGCAACCCAACTTGCCAGCTTCGGGCTAGCGGCCAACGTCTGCGAATTCTTCTGTGCCAATGCCTGCGCCTGGTAACGCGGCAAGTCAGCCTCGACGGCGGCTTGCGGCGCACCGATCTGACGCCCTACCTCGGCAGCCTGTCCGGCAGCAGCCGCACTGCTACCGCTGTTAGCAACGGCGATGCCCTGCGCCTGCTGGAGCTGCTGCGCATCCTGCTGACTCTTGTTGGCGCGCAAAAATGCTTCGAAAGGCGCCACTGGCTGTGCAGGTGTTGGATCAACGCCAGGTGCTGGCGATACCGGTGCGGTCTGCCCTGGTACCGCAGCGTCTGGTGATGGCTGGCTACGCAAGAATGATTCGAAATCACCGGGCATTATTTACCGCTCCTCTTGGAAAGCTGAAACTGCGTGTACAGTCCATTCAACTCATCATCCGTTGGCTGTCGCTTATAGACGTTCTGGAATTGCTGCTGCAATAACGGCCTTTGATCATCCGGTACCGTAGCCTTAAATTTACTCAAGTCCGGCGATTGGAAGGCGGCTGTTTTGTTGCCCGTCGAATACCAGTGATCCGGGCCTTGCGTGCCTTGTGTTAGCAAGCCGGCCGCAATCTTGCGCGTCGCCGTGGTGTCTGGATATTTCTGGTTTTGGTCATGGTAGCTTTCGATGGCATCCTGCAACTTACCGTAAAAAGTCTCTGTCTGGGTAGACTGGTCCGTGCCTGACTTCGCTGCATTTCCAAGCCCAAGCGGCTTGAGCATGTCATCGACGTCACCCTTTGTTTTTGACCAGTCCAAGGACTTTCCTACCTGGCCCTGTGCGCCCTTAGCCAGACCGGCCTGCACGTTCGTCAGTTCCAAAATCTGCGCCAGCGGCATCTTCCCGTACAGGCCGCTCAGATCCTGCTGCACAAATTTATTGGGGTCATTCGCTGCCTGGCCCCGCATCTGGTAATACAGGTTGAATCCTTCCTGCGTCATAGGGACGTTCTGAGGTTTAGCGAGACTGCTCTGTATTCCTGCCTGCACTTCGGGAGTGGCGTTTGCCCATGCCTGTTTTCCTGCCGGCGTCGACAGGAGTTGATCCATTGATGTGATTCGGTCGCTACCATCTGGCTTGCTGCCGATCATCATTCTGGTAAGTGTGTCGCGCGCGCCGTTTTCCTGAGCTGTGACGCCTTGCAGGACGGTATTACCCTGGTTCAGCGTGCGCTGAAAAACAGAGTCTGCAAACGTCGGGTCATTCGGGTACATCTTCAGTGCCGCCGCACGCGCATTTGCAGCAATGTCCGGCAATTGCGTTTTCAGTTCTGCGGTGGTCGGCAATGCCTGTGGCTTATCACTTGGCTGCGACGACATGGCTAAGCCCTTGCCGACGTATGCCCGAGTCTCGCTAAAAGGAATCTTCGCTGCGAAGTCAGCATTGGATATCGCACCGGTACGCGGATCCGGCAATTGCGTTAGATTCGGATTCTTACCGGTCTTATTCGTGCCGTTGATCCAGTCATCGACCATACCGGGGCCAGCGTCGTATGCGGCCAGCGCCAAGGCCGGATTCTGATATTTCGCGGTCATTGCGCCGATATAGTCACGACCAACGCGGGCGACTTCCTCCGGGCTGTTATTCTTGGCGGGTGTGACGCCATAGCCCGGATTAAGCGACGTGGCCGGCATTACCTGCATGTTGCCCTGCGCACGCTCGCCGCTGCTTGTCATCGGGCCGTGGATATTGGCAGAATCTGGCGCGCCGTTACTTTCTATCTTATTAACTACGTTGCTCAATGGCGGCGTGTTCTGTGTGGCATCGTACAGATGCGATGGATCAGACACGGTGCTTGTGCCCCCATAAATGGCATTGTGAGAAATGATGCTCGCCTGCACCGTCTTAGCACCTTGCATCAAATGTGATTCAAGCGTTGGCAATACGGCAGGATCGATCTGAGACTGAATGTCGACATGATGCTGCCCAAGCTTATCGGTATAGGTTTCGCCATTCTTGAACAGGTCATAGGCACCCACCGGATCGGTGTTTGCCATCTCCGTCAGGCGCTGCGTGTAGGTCTTGCTAGTGAAGTCTTGTACCTGTTTCTGCGCGTATTCAATGGGCATGCCGCGATACTGAGCATGCGTCATGATTTCGCTGACGCCAGATTGCAAGCCGACATTAAATCCAACCGGGTCATTCCAATGCTGTACGGCCAGGTCGCCGGCCGCCGCTACCATGCCGGCCGAGGTCTGATCCTGATATACGATGTTCTGCTGCGTCGCATGGCGTGCGGCGCCATCTACGTTAAACGCAATCGTCCTGCGGGCAATGTTGTCAAACATTTGCTGTTGCTGCGGATTCGCCAGAGTATCGCGCTGGTCTGAGCGAATTTGCTCAAGTTGCGCCTGATATGCTGGTAACGCGTCAACAGCATCCTTGCCCTGCAAATTTAGATACTTTTGCGTAGCATCAGTGATCGCCGGGAAAGTTTGCTTATAGTAAGTACTATTTACATCAGTTTCATCTTGAATTGCTTTCTGCCGCAGGCCGATCTGACTGACGTCACCGCTAACACTTTGTGCGGCTTGCCCAATCTGTTGGCCAGCCTGCGCAGTCAGGCCACCAAAATCTGCCGCAGACGCTTGAACCTGTTGCGGGCCAAGCGCGCCAGTACTGAAGACGCTTTGCGAAGTTTCGAGTGTTGGCAGAATAGGCATGATTTTTATTTAAGAGGTTGCAGAAGAGGGCGCAGCCGTGGCCCTGTTATATTGGCTTGCTGTCGTTCCAGCACTACTTAGTAGCGTTGAGAACGAAGACATGTAACCCGCTGTACTGGCCTGATTTCCCTGCATCGTCTCAAGTTGAGCGGTCGAATCATAGTTCGAGCCCTGTGTCCGATAGTTCCATGCCGAACGTGCGGCATTACTGGTGATGGTTGCTTGGTTTAATGAATCGACCTCGGCAACACCTTGCTGATTGCGCAATGCACTACCTGAGTTCAGATCGATGCCACCGGCGCCCATGACAGCGCGAATCATCCCTTGATGCTGCGATGCTTGTTCTTGCGCTGCCTGTAACTGCTGATTTCCCTCTGCGGTAGCAGCATTGGCATTCATGTTTGCGATAGTGGCATTGTTGGCCGCCACCTGAGATTGATAGTTCGCAGCTGCTTTCTGCGCCTGGCCTGCTTGATAGGAGCTGTAGGCGCTTACGCCGGCACCGACTGCAGCGACTGCTACGGCTGTAATTGCAAGTGACATGTTCAGCCCTTCAGAAGGTTATGCAGCATTTGTTTGTTCTCACTACCGCCAATCAGCTCCTGCCCCCTCACGTCACATAGTTCCAAAACCAACTTGTCTAGATCTGTCTCGTTGGTGGCGTGCACGGTGGTGAACCATGTATCAGCGTGCGAATAGCCGGCGCGCTTGGCGCCGGGCTTCGATAACATGATTTGATGAGGGTGAGTAATGCGCTGCACGCCATCATCAGTGGTAAATGTGTGATCACCAGATACGATGCACAAATGCTCTGTTTTATGAACGGCACCGGTTAGCATCACGCCAGCACGGATCAGGATCGTGCGCGCATAGATGCCTGGAGCCCAGTTATTCCAGACAGGTACATCCACTTGCGGCATCGTCGTCATTTCCGCTTCCAAGCGGTTGACGTAGGCGAGCATGTCGCTGCGATCATGCTCAGTCAATTGCATGTTTCGCTCCAATGGTGAATCTGTGAAATGGTAGGCCGGCAACGCCCCATGGCTGAGGATTTTCCACGACTGCGCCAAGCCACCTGAGCCAGCGGATAGACATGGTGTAACGCGCATCGACCATGCCGACCAGGCGCGGGTGGTGTGCCAGCAAGTCCGGCAGCAGCAAGCGGCAGCGGCGCGCGAATGCAATGGCGTGTTTTTCAACGAGCGGGGTGGTGAGGAACCACGGATAGCTGTTTTCATCAATCAGGCTCGGCGCCACGATGCCGAACATGCAGGCGACCTTGCCGTCTACGATCCATGACCACGCACGGATTGATCGCCCGACCTCACGCAATAGCGCTGCCTCTGGCGCCAAGCCGCTATCTGCTGCGAGCTCAAGCACTTCTGCGGTGCGCATGTTCGGCGCCATCATCCGTGCATGCTCATCAGTAGCAATAATGATCATGTCTACCATTACGAGTCTCCCACGGTTACTTCAGGTATCAGCGCTAGAATGGTCGCGGGCAGCGGGTAATTCTGTTGCACCGCAATTTGCCCCTGCACCGTCCAAGCTGGAGACGTCACAACTCGCTGATCACCTGTAAATAATGGAATCGCCTGACCATAGTTTTGCGTCGTGCGCTCCTTGATTTCTGTCAATGAATTGAAATCAGGGCCAACTTGCAAGCCGCGACTATCCTGCATTCGCACATTTACTGCATTGATTTTTTTACGTTTTGATTGCACGGTGCCGCCCCCGCCTTCTATGTCGAGATATAGACTCTGTAATTGGCAGACATAAGGCAACCCGACCGTAATTGCAGAGCATGGGTGCGACAGTGTGATAGAACCATTCACAACTACTTGTTGCGGCTCGACGTTGCCATCCGCAAGAATCGAGACGGTTAGGCCATCCAGATGATCGAGTCCGTACACCGTTGTAACTGGTGTGGTCAAAGACCAGTTCCCAGCTGTTGCTGGCCATACACTTGACAATGGCGTCGTGATATTGACGAGGATTTGTGATGTTGTTGGAATAGACAGCACATTGCCAGTGCCGTTGTTGATGCGCAAAATATCGCCAATTTTTGTAGATCCGAAAACGGCAGTATTGGCAAACATAAGCACTGGGTTTGTAATGATCGCCTGCATCGCGGCGCCAGAGCCTGTGCCGGCTGGATCGTAAATATTCCAAGTTGGATTTGTCCAGTTGATGCCGCCCTGGTTGATTGTAATCGACTGAATCACGCCACCAACGATCACTGGGACCCCAACAAAGCCAGAACCGGTCGAGTCGATGGCGCTGACCGTCGTGCCTGCGCTGTATCCCACCCCTCCTGCGACGACATGCACACCCGATATTGTCGGGACGCCCTGTACAGAGGCCGGCGTCAGCGTGGCTGCTGGTTCTGTCAGTGGATATTGCAGACCCGCGTCGACGCACCATGCGCGCGTGACATCTGCCGGTACACCGATGGTGGGATCGCCGCCCATCTGACGACTGGCAAACCGTTCGATGTATTGCAAGAACTGACCATTAACAAGGCGCTCAACGATCACATAGACGGCATTCTCTGCGCCTTCGCTGATTGAGCAGATGGACTTGAATTGCCCTGCCGTATCGTGATGCGCCCAAGCATTGACGTCCTGCTCTTTTAGGTAGGTAAGCGATAGCAATTTGCCATCGCTACGAACGCACCAAACCAACTTGAAAGGCTCCTCGGCATAACACCATTCATTGATTTGGTAGCCATAGAACAAGTGATTTGCCAGGATAGTGATGTCGGTTCCGGTATAGACATTCACATAAAAATTGTAAGACAGATCGCGAACTATGGAGCCCTTGGATTGCACATACAGGATGTCGTAGTTAATTGGAATCGGCGGGCAATATGGGCTGCAGCCGTTATAGGCCTGCGGCAGTGCTTGAATGGCTGACGGCGTGATCGCAGCGCCTACTGTTCCACCGCTGATTGCCCAGGCCCCGCTTGATGTCAATGCGATCAAACTTTGCATCGGTACCAGCCAGTTGATTGCGTTGACCTGCTGGCTCGATATTGTGATCTCTATATTGTCATCATCCTTTGACGGAATTGAATAATCCATGTTGAAAAAATCACCTGTTTTCGACATGTCGATCTGTTCGGGCGCATTTGCCATGCCACCGAATACTTGCCTCTGCTGGTAGTAGGTGACGCAGCCAGGATTGCCCGCCGTCGTGAATGGGTTGTATGCCTGCGGTGGGCAATTGGTGAAGTCCGGAAGAATGTTATCGTCAATGAATGTATTCGACGCTGCTGGATTGGCGGCACCAACATACCCGAATAAAGCCCCCTGAGGCACGGCGGCATCTAGGTTTTCCTGTGTGCGATAGATGTTGTAAATCTCAGCATTGGTAACGGATGTCCATGAAATCGTATTCTGTGCACCAACGTTCTGCCCCAGCGCAGAACCACTGCAATATGAAGCTGCCGAAGGTAGGCTTTCAATACCGCCAACGACTGCTGTTACTTGATAACCATATTGCGTGTAGTTGTAGTTGCTACCCACACCGTTATTTACAGCAGTCACGCTAGCGGGCGCGCCTGATGCGGGCTGAAAGGTAATAGTCGCCAACGTCCATACCCAGTGTTGGGTACGTGTCAATGTCCGTGCTGCGTAGCTAGGATGTGTCAACGTCATGACGTCAGCTGACTGCGTGGATTTCAACAGCGCAAGGTCACTGGCAGAATATGGCGTTGCCAACGTAAAGACACGGCCAGCAGTGCCGCCTGAGATATAAGCACCGTAACCAGTGGTATTGATCGGCACACCATACATGTCCACCAGGGTGTAGGTATTAGTTGTTGTCGCGAATACCGTCGCATAACGGCCATTCATCTGCGTCATTCCTACAATGCCGCTGAAGTACAACAGATCGCCCACGCTGTAATTATGGGCTGGGTCAGTGAATACACCAGAGCTAGCCTGAGTGATGCCAGTGATCGTCGTTGCAGGCTCCAGCACATAGCCACCATTCATGACCACGCGCATAGTCAGATTACCAAACACCAGGGCATACGCCTGCAAGGTATTGAACTGAAACGGGATAAGACGGTTTGGCGTAGTGCTGTCTTTGCATTGGCCAACAAAGGAAGTCCCAGGACGCGACGATGCACCGCCTCGGTAGTCAACAAAGAAATTACGCAGCAGCGAGGCACCAACATGGTATTTCGCCAGATCGACACGACCATACATCGATGGCGCCAGTTCGCCTGCTGCAAAACTTGGCAGGATGATTGGCTGTCCCATCAGGTCACCATCGAGAGTGCTTGCGGGCCATACGAATACATGCCGCCATCTGGATAAGCCCAATCAGATGCATAGCCTCGAACTCGCATCCAGTCTGGTGTTGTGTCAATAACGGTAATACCCTCGTTTCCATTCTTTGCCTGCGCATCGACGGATAACTGACTCGCCATGTCGGCGGCTTCTTTCTTCATGTTTTTGTCGCCAGTCAACGCAATACAAACGCGTGAACCAAGAAAGGCGGCAAAGCATTGAACAAATAGTGGATCCCACATCGCTGTATTCGTATTACGGAATGTGTAAATGCCAATGGCCTGCGGCTGATTGGTCAAGAGCACAGACAATGGATTGCCATTTGCATCTAGATCGGTCGACATCAAAAACCGAACCGGTCCACTGACGGCAGCAACTGGCGACGGTTGGCTGACATAACCCGCAACCGGCGTCACTTGAATTGCCGGCATGATGTAGCGCATCAACAAGCAATCACTGGGATAGGCATACTCGTACAGCCACGGAGTTGGCGGCGTGCCGCCTGCGGTGCCGTCCTGAAGCAGTGTCAATGCGATCTGCCTACGGGCGAAATTCCAATGCGCGGCGCGCAGGACGGAATCGAGCGCATTATTCCAGTGTCGGCTAATCGCGCTCGATTCGATACTGCCCTCGGTCAAGCTGGCAATTGTCGAGCGCGTGCCGATCACATCCAGCGCCATGTTTGCAATTTCTACTTGGCTAGACATGATTTATTTCTTCCCGTAGATTTTCTGTGCAGGCGTGCGATCATCCTTGTCGGTTTCGTCTTCGGTGTCTTCCACCTCTGCCGACATGTGGGTGATCTGCAATTCAACGCCCTGGCTGGCGCCACCATCCTCGCTATCGTGCGCGTGCACAGAGACAACTTTTGTCATTGCCATGATGTGCACCATCTCACCGACCTTCGGCATATCGAGGCCGATCTTCTTCATATCCTCCTCGGTCAGACGCAAGCGTAAGCCGTAGGGGTATTCCTCTGGTGTAGCGTTCAGGTCCGACATCGGCTTTTCGCCTGACTTGTCGCTCTTCATATGGGCAAGTTTATCGCTCATGATAGACGCTCGACACGGCCAGCAGATGCGCCTTCAGACATACGGTAACTTGCGATGCCACTGGTGTAGGCGGTCATTTGTAGGCGGTAATAGACACCGGCCTCGACCTCATCTTCTTGCAGCACGCTGGGCGTGGTGAAGGTAATGATCGAGCCAGTACGTTTATTGACCACTGGAATCCATGTCGTACCGCCGTCGAATGACGACTCGACCGTCACGGTGCCGACGAACGTACCCCACACGGCCACATTGAAATTGCCGAGGAACGGGGTTGCAGGGCTTGCCGCATTGAGCGCAGTAAGCGTACCGCTAGAAACGGTCTGGGCTTGCTCAATGCCGCCCGATGCGAAAAGTCCCATGGTGCGCTCCTTAACCGATGATGGTCATTGCTTCAATCGGATCGATGAATGCCTTGTTGTGCTTCTTCTTCATCGCACGGGCAGCATCATTGAGTGGCTCCATGTGGTGACCAGGAATACCCTTGTAGGTAATCGTGGCGCCAGGGCTCAGCAGCACGTCATCGATGTAAGCGGCCTCGGTGAGTTCATATTTCGGGGCTTCTGCACTTGCTTCTTTCTTGATATCGTCGGACATTTGATTCTCCAGTCATGTGAAAGATGGCTCGGAGCGAACCCCGAGCCAGTCGGCTATCAGTTGTTGACAGTGATACCGGGCTTGTAATACTGGTTGTAAGAACGAGCACCCAGCCACGCGATTACCGAGCCGGCCGTATTGGCGCCGACATTGACATAAGCAGTCCGGTAATAGCGTGGAATAGCCCCCGCATCAGGATTGACGGGTGGCAGCGGCAACGATAGCAACGCACCAACACCTAGACTTGCAATGGGTACCGCGCCGGTTTCGCCGTAAGTGGTCCAGGTGGTGTTATCCGTCGATCCCTGCAATTGAAAGTTGACGGAGGTACCACCCACATAAGCTGACGTGATTTGGAAATTTACAGACAACTCACCCAGGCCGGAAGGTGCATCGCCCATGTCGCGGTTGTTGATCATGTCCAGCACGTTGGTGCTGGTAGTAGTAGCACCGCTGGCGAACTGCGCAGCACCAGTCATGCCGGCGCTGGTGCTGTAGGTGCCTTGGTCAAAGACCAGATTTGCATCGATAAGCATGATTTCTATCTCCTGTTAGATAGTGGATTCGGTGGACAGAATTGCATCGACCGTGCGCACTGGAATACCTCGGAAGGTGGTAATCGCCTTGCCTTCCCACTCTTCCAGACGCAACAGGACGTTGGTCTTGTTGACGGCTTGAATGTCGAGGTAGGTACGGATGGTGCGATTGGCATAGATCGCCAGGCGTCCCATTTCCATCATCCCGCCGTTTGGCGCGTCTGACTTCTGCTCAGTCGATACGCGCACTGGTGCAGTTGGCAGACGGTGAACGCCACGAATCAGCGCATTGATCAGATTGGCTGCGGAGCCACCAGACAACAGCGTCACATCGATGTTGGCGAGACGAACCACATAACGCCAGTCGCGCACGGTCATGCCCATGTCCCACTTGAAGTGAGTACGGTAGCCCTGATACATGTTGCCGTTGGCATCGGTCAGCGGCCATTCGCCAAGGTCCCGGTGTTGCAGGCCAGAGATTTTTCCTTTCGGAAAAATGCCGTGCATGGTGTTCGGACCCCAGCAGCAAATCCAGATCGACGTATTGGTCGACGCAGCGCCACCGCAACTGATCACGTTCGCAGCGGTTTGCGCTGCTGCCGTGCTAGATGAGTTGTAGCGTGGCGACAGCCCCATAAAGCGCTCTGGGTTGATAGTCACGTTGCCGTAGAACAGCGTGGACGCCATTTGCTGATTCATGCCTTCCAAGAAGGCCATGTCTTCCGACAAGCGGAATTCAGCAGTGTTGCCGTTCAAATCGGCCAGGTCTTTATCGATCTCGCTGTAGCATTCCAACATGCCGCAGTTGTCGGTCACTTGCGCAGTGGTCGACTTGGTCTTAACAACGCCGTAGTTCAGCAGGCGCCAGGTTGCGGTAGGCAGACCAGTGCGCACAGTGGTCTTGTGTCCAGTTGCCAGATTACCTTCAACGACAAGCATGTCGTCAAGGATTTCATTGGTTTGCGAGAGCAGATTGATGATGGTCGCTACCTTGCCATCATCATCAATGCGCTTTGCCCAGTCCGCATATGTGAGTGCGGTGCCGCCGAGAATTGCCATGGTATAGCTCCTAAGTATTCATGATTGATTTCTCCTTGTGTTGAGTCATTCGGGTGGCTGTGTGAAGGTGTAGCCGTTCGAATCTTGACGTAGAGTGATTAGCTTTCGTGCCCGTTTCCAAGCCCTGCCATCGTGGGATAAAGCGTCGAGCCCGCAGATTTAGTGCCACTGCTGCCTGCTGGACTACCTTTGATTGGTGTGGCGGGTGCGTGAGGTGCTGCCGCCTTCATCAGTCCACGAACTATTTCCGGATTGTTGCCGGCGCCGGTAATGTTCAATGCATCAAAGAACTTACCAGCGCTTTCACCGAGCAGATTGACAAGCCCGGCCTTGGTAGCAGCGAGATTCTTTTCAAGATTCGCGCCACCGATTACGGGGTCGTTCTTGACTTCATCACGCCACTGGGTTTGCAGGTCTTTCCACGCGTTCATTGGCGCGTCAATGGCCTGCTTGATTTCTGCTGTGTAGAGGTCAACCAGTTTCTGCGCGGCCTCCTGCGGCATCTTCGCTTCTGCTGCGATTGCCTTGAACTCGGTCAGTTTTTCCGGCGCTAGGTTGACGCCTTCGGGCAACTTGAAATCGCTGTACTCGATTGGCTTCGCGTCTTCTGGTTTGGCGGCCTCGGCCGGCTTGGCTTCTTCTGCGGGCTTCGCGCCGAGCAAACTGTCGGGCGCTTCTACGGTTGCTGCCGCTGCTGCTGGAGCCGCCGCACCTTCTGCGGCCGGCGCTGCTGCCGCTGCCGGTGCACCACCACCTGCAGCAGCATCGCCGGCCTCGTTCATCAGGACAAAGCGTAGAAATAGTCGGTTAAACATTCGAATTCTCCTTAACCATCAAAAGGTATTCGGGCATGCAATGCCTCTGGATTTCCGAAAAAATCGGCATCGCGGCATTGCGTTGGCCCAGGTTGAAATAGTCCTTGCTGTTGCCGTTGAACACGACAGAGAACAAGCCGCAGGACGACAGAAAATCCCACATCCACACGCGGCCGTCAGGCGATGCCATGATCTGACGAAGACCATTTAGGCGGCGCTCTTCGCGTACCTTGGCTGACTTTTCACGGTCCTTGACGGATGTCTTGTCGCCGGCGTCATAACCCTCGGCTGCGCCGGTCGTTACTTCTTCAGTGGATGAGCGCAATTTTATTCTCCGGTTCTTGCTGCATGGTAGGGATGGTGTTCACACGCTGGCCAACGTGGCCGAGCGCAAACGAGGTGGCCAGGTCAAGCCAGATCGAGAATCCTTGTTCGCGTGCCTGGCGGCAAAAGAAGTAATCCTCGCCCTCGATCCACTCCGGTGTGCTGTCGGTGGCGGCATGCGCTGGCGTCTGGAAATATGGCTTTTCCATGCCGGAAAACACACCGATCTTGATCAACAGGCAACCGCTGGGGAGTGCGCCAACTTCCATCACCTGATCGGCACCAAGCTCAACACCGGTCAGTGCTTCGTCTAGCATCACGCCGCTGAGTGACTTGCCGAGTAGCCGATGCGGCTCTTCGCGCTGGATGTAGGTCGCACCGACGATATCCTTGTCGTGCTCGATCAGGCGGCGCAATGTCCATGGGTGGATAACGATATCGCTGTCAACAAAGAACAGGTAATCAACGCCTAGGTTCTGCGCCTCGGCAACCAGCTTGTTGCGGTTGTTGACCACCAGCGAGCCCTTGGTGTTGATGATCGCCAGGGAGATGGCTTCGTACTTGACGCCATCCTGCATGATTGGACTGCAGCGGTAGGCCATGCCGGCCAGACTCATTGCGAAATCGGCGTGCACCATGTCGCCGGATGGGATGCAGACGGCTACGCGCTTCATTTGGCCACCACCTTGCAAAATGGTGCCAGTGGTGCCAATCCCTTTTCAAGGCGATCATTTGCCTCGGCTTCGGTCATGACAGTGGCGACACTCTTGTCGGTGGTCCAGCCGCCGTTCGGCTGCGCGTAGTCGCGCCCGATCTTTTCGCTGAAGTACACCGGCTGACCTTCGTCAACGCGTTCGATGACATGCCCTGGCTGGTCGTTGTGGGCGTGCGTGGTTTCCATGCTATTAGCCTCCTTGGGTGGGTAAATTCGGGTAAAGCGATTGCGCAGCGTTGGGCGCGGTCGGCTGCTGAGCCTTGGCACCTTTGCCCTGCTTGCGGCCCTTGGCAACATCGGGCTTAGCCTGCGGCCCCATGGATTGACCGGGGGCTTGCGCCTGCGCTTGTGCTTGCAGCACGCCTGGTGGAATGGTTGGCATCACAGTCTCCTTGTTGTGCCGGTCACTGGTTCCAGCAACAGCGGCGGGTGATTCGGGTGTAGTGCGACGATGCGCTCACCGGGCAAGACGGCCAGCGACAAGACTGGTCCTTCGTACCCTTTGGGCAACTTGCAGATCAGCTTTGCACCACGGATGGCCACGCCGACTGTGTTGCTTCCATGGTCATAGACGAGCTGCGCTTGTGGCAGCGGTGGCGCGCCCATAATCATGGCCTTCTGTTTAGCCTCGGCCTGCTCGGCGGCTTCCTCCTCCTGAAAGCGCATCTCGATCAGACGGCGATCTTTCATCGAAGCGTCAGGCCGAATCAGCTTGCGCAGGTCTTTGAAGTCGATTAATTTCTCGCTCATGCGGCACCTATCATTTTTTGGAGTGCGTTCACGCCACCGCCGACATCGGTCTGGCTGAGCGTTTGTGCACCTTGGGCGGCTGCTACGCTGTTCTGCAAAGTCTGTTGCTGCTGCATCTGCTGATTGCGGGCAGCGCGGATTTGCTGCACCTTGGCCAGCGATACGATGATCTTGGGTGACACGCCGAGCATGTCTGCGTATTCCTCGATAGCCTCGTCAAAGTCGATGTTGTCCAGCACCTCAGGCTTGGCGGCTGCCATGTTGCCGACGAAGCCAGCCAGACGCTCGATGCCGGCAGTGCTCGCGGCTTTCTGCGCCTCGGCCAGCATGGAGATGTACTCAACCTTAATCTTCTGGCCAGACAGCTCTTGCGGTACCGGTGGCAGCAGACCATTACGCAACATGATGTCGAAGGTGCAATTGATGGCTGGATCAAGCGCCTCATTCTCGAAGCGCTCCAGCACCGGGCCAAGCTGGATCAGCTTTTCTTCCTTACGTGCATCAATCTCAGTTGCAGTGCGCACGGTGTCGAGCTGACTGATCATCATGAACAGATCATTGAAGAAGGTAACTTTGACCCGCTCCTGCACTTCCTTGATGTCAGCAGCCAGCCCTTGAAAGTCTGGCTTGATTTCATAGATCGGTTTGAAGCCGACGCCGTTATTGTTGGAAACGTAGGTCACGCCACCCGGAATCATCGATGCAGGCTCGTTTCTAAGCGATACATCGGCAAGCATCGGCGGGTTGACGTGCTTGTCGATGGCCTGCGCTTTACGCTTCTGCTCAACCTGCAGCATCTTGACGTCGCCCAGTGCATCCATGCCAGGGCTGCGGCCGTAAGCATCATTACCAACGATGTCCCAGCGCGGTGCGATGAATGGCTTTTCATGAAAGCCCCGAGTGCGCAGCAGGTAGTTGCTGCCGCTGCCCAGTTCCCAATACACCTCACGCCATGGCATACCCTTCACGCCTGGTGCTCCGGGTATCAGGTCCGAATTCTTCTCGATCAGGTGACCTACCTTGACCTCGCGCGTGAGCATGGCGCCACCGGTCTTGATCGCCCCCTGAATTGTCGGGCTGCAATTCTCCAAGCCGAACATCTCGGCCACCTGTTTGACGGTTAGCACGAACTCGCGGCACAGCGTACTGACGTCCTGGCGGTCATCCTGCGCAAGAAAATACTCGCCGGCGCAGGTGTTGAAGCACCGAATCACGTCGTCATAGTCGTGATAGATGATCATCGGTCCGGTACCGAACGCGCCTAGATCGCCGTAGACAGTGGCCAGCGAGGTATAGAAATTGGACTCAGCAAACACAGTGCCGAGCCGCTTCTGACACTCGGCCAGCCACAACTTGACCGGACCCAGCTCATTGAGCACATCATTGTCCGTGGCCAACTTGAACCATGGGCGGCCTGGGCTGGTGATGCCAGACATCATGCCGGCAGCCAGCACACGCAGCGCCACGGTACCGGTGTTGTCAACGATGCGCTGATTGATCGGGCTGCCACGGTTGCCCTGATTGGCCGTGATCAACCACTTGTATCGACGTGGTATCAGGTAATCAGCGATCTCGCGCCAATGCGTCCACCAGCTCATGCGGTCATTGCGCAGCGCGATCAATAGCTGGTCGCAGTGCTGGCGCAGGCGCATGGCTTCCGGTGATGCCTTGTCACCGGCTGTGCGTTCGGATAGGGCGAGATCGGCCATTTACTTAGGCGCCTGTGACTGCTGCTGGTGTATCGACAGCCGGCGCAGCTTCAGCAACCGGTGCCGGCGCTGGCGATGCGTCAGCGGTTACAGAAGGCGCAGGGATGGACGGAGATACCGAAGGCGATGCCGAAGAAGCGCTGCTGGTATCCACTGCCACCACAGACGGTGCAGCGCTGTCGCTGGTTGCTACTGACGCCGAGTAGATCGGCGTAGTGCTTGGCGACTCCCCCGCGGCACTCACGCTTGCAGCGTCCGTGACTGGCGATGGCGCTGATGGCGGCTGATCGAATCGCTCCTTGAACGCTTCGAAGTCATCGCGCAGATTGACAACCTCATCAGCAACGGCCTGCTTGAACGCTTGTTCGGCCTCTTTCAGAGCGAACTCAGGATCAGCCAGCTCAAGGGCTTTGTGGATGGCCTCTTTGATGGCCGCAAGTTTTTCATGGATGAACGACATGGTTTAGCTCCCTAACAAGGTTTTGGTGCCAGTAGTGGCGGGGGTTGTGAGGCCGTTGGCCCCGGTTTGAATCGTTGCTGCCGGGCCTGTTGCTGCGCTGGCGCGCGATGCCACTGTCTTGCTCGCCTGCACTGATGCTGGCGATTGAATGGCGGGAATAACTGGCGCTGCTGCAACCGGTGCGACTGCTGGAGGAGATGAAGAGCCACCCATGATTTACCTTTCGTATGCTGGTTCGGAGCGCTGCCCCGGTGGGTTAAAAGGGTCATATTCGTGCTGCACCATTGGCGTCCTATTGGCTGCTGCACGTCCTGCGTTCTGGTTTGGTTGCACCGGGTAGGCGAAGGTCAGGGCCAGCGCGTCGGCGATATCTGGAGACGACAGGCCGCGCTTCTTCATGTCCTTCTTTCCTTCAAGCTGGATGGCATCCTTGCCATCGCGCAGCACATAACCATATTCGCGGTCGGTAAGTTGCGAGCGCATATCCGGTTCATCTGGTATTGCACCGCCTGTCTTGATCCACTCCCGCATGACGCCCCACATCTCGGCGCCTTTGTTCGCGTACAGAACGCCTTCCTGCCCCGGCATTGAGCGATCTGCCTTCCAGCCAAAGCCGACTTCAGTTACAGGCACTCGCAATTGCCGTAGGCGATCAATCACCCCTGAGCCGGCGCCGGCATCGCAAAAAATTGCATCTGCACGATAGAACTCGTATTGCTCAGCAACGCGGGCAGCAAGTTGCATGTTGTCTATGCCCCGATATCTCAGGGGCGGGTGAGTACGTCCGTCCCTTCCCTTGCGGATGTAAATCACCGATTCGTCATCACCGAAGCGCGCAGGATCCACGCCTAGCACCAACGCCTCATAGATACCTGCGCCTGCCTCACGCTTGGCGGCTTCCTCAACGATGTCCGAGCCGATGAACTGCGTCGACCCAGCGCGCGGGAAAACGCCGCGAACACGAACACGCACAAAGTCGGAATCTTCTCCGTAATCGGCTACCCACTGATCGATCTGGGCCTTGTTCGTCATACGCGCTGTGCGGCTATCAATCTGTCGCGTGATCCAGCGGTGTTTCAGGGCGCCGAAGCATTCGCGAAATCGGCCGCTGTTGCGCGTCGGGTTCCCAAATGCAACCCAGACAATCTGCGTATCGCTATCGGTCAGAGCACCCTCCGACGTTTCCCAGATGATCTTTGGTATCGCGCTGGCCTCATCGAAGACTACAAGCACGCGCTTGCCCTGGTTGTGCAGACCGGCGAAAGCTTCAGTGTTGCGCTCTGACCATGGCGACATATCGATGCGCCAGGTCTTCTCATGCTGTGGGTCGCGGCTATAGATCGCCGTGGCTGTCAGTTCGAACCAGTGGCCGCAGATGCAGCGGCGATGCCACTTTGCAACCTCGGCCCATGTCTTGGTGCGCAACTGTGATTCAGTGTTTGCGGTAACTACGCCGCGCGTGTCTTCAAAGGTGCACAGCGCCCACAACACGATCCATGACACCAGAGCCGATTTGCCGATACCGTGGCCGGATGCGACAGCGATCTGGATAGCCTCTGACACTGTGATGTCGCCGGATTGCAGGCGATCACGAATCACCGTCAAGATGTCGATCTGCCAAACGTCAGGACCATCGTGTTCGGACAACTCGCCAACGCCCCAGTCAAATGCATACAGCACGAACCCGAGCGGATCATTCGAGAAGCCTGCAATGGCGGTAACAAGATCGTCTTCAGCCGTTGCCATTTGCCAACCTCTTACGCGCTATTTCCATGCGGCTGGCCAGATTGCTTGCCACCCCCTCCTTCGCCTGATCGCCAGTGATGCCATACGCTTCGCGCTCCAGCGCGAACAAGACCTTTGCAGCCTCTGTGAGTTTCTTAAACGCATCGATGCGACTTGTCTTTGAGCTGGCTTTCTCCAACTCTTCAAGTAGCTTGCTGGCGAGGTCGCGGTAACGTTTGATGTCCTGGCGATGGCTCATGCGCACCGCTGCAATAACCTCTGCATTCGCCTCTACTATCACCTTTTCGGTAGCCGCCTTTGCCGTGGCTACCTGACTGGCTACTTCGCGATTGGCTACCAGGGCATCGGCCTTGGCTTGAATCTTCTGTGACAGGTCACGCACCCAGCCGTCACGCTTTGCGCGCTTCTGAATCGCACCATGAGTAATCCCTTGGCTAGCTGCGATTTCACGAACCGAAAGAATCCCGGCCCGGTAATCTGCCTCTATGCGTTCCCAATCAACAGAGTTTGCAGGTGTTGTCACGGTCGTGGATTTCGTTGCCTTCAGTAAGGCTCAACTGTATCCATGACGTGCGACGAGAAGTCGTCGGTTTTATCCGGCGATGTTTAGAGGGGATGGTGTTGCGATCTTGCTGCATGGCGTTGCACCAGAGCAGCACAAGACGTTCGCCGCTTTCGTGGTGCGGCTCTACACCGTTGTTGCGCCAGCCTTTGATTGTGCTGGGTGGAACGCCAATTCTAGCCGCGATTGACGGGATTGTGAAACCCCCTCGCACAAGATCAGCGATAACTTGGGGCCAGTCAACGGGGTCATATTTGACGGGCAGGTGCATACATCAATGTTTTACCGAAGCAATCAAGATGCTGGTTTCCAACTTCCCCAATGCATTGAGCAGCCCTGCGGCATTGCCGAGCATCCAAGCTTGCGCGAGCAGCAAGCGATAATCGGCGTCTGGTACTTCGCGCAACAGCTTGTCTGCGACCTCTAACCCATCCGCTAGCATTTCTTGAAAGTCAGTGTTCATGATTTCACCCCGTCGCTTCAACATTGCTATAACCATCGCCATATAAATTTTTATCCCAAATCAATTCGGAGCCGTCAGCGAAATAATGCACATGCTCACTCCAATCATCTGTTTGGCGTTCAGCATACTGATCAGCCAATCGTTTAATTTCCAGAAAAAATTCACTTGCTGGGCCGTTGTATGTCCGATTAGCTATTTTCAAAATGCGTTGCGCAACATTGGTGTACTTCACGTTGCCACCTCATCAAAAAGTCCTTCGCGCTCCATAGCCAACGCCAGGATGGCCAGTGCGTCGGCCTCGTTATCGTCCTTCGGATTGAAGCCGCGAAGCTTGGCTTGTGCGATCATTGCGGGCTTGTCAGCATTGCCGGCGCCAGTCCAATTCTTTTTCACCGTCCCAACACCGACGGGCACCATAGACAGATTCTTGAGCGCGCACCATGTTTCGAGATGCGCGCGAAAGCCGCCGTAGGCATGCGCAGCAAGAATGCCTACGTGGTTCTTGACGTCTTCGAAATAGACGATGTCGATCTTTCCTACCATCTTTTCTATTTCGCTGAGCTGCGCGCGGAACTTAAGCCAGCGGTGGCCTGCACTTTCTGCTGGCCGTGCAGCGCACAGGTGCGTCCCGCTGACGATCTTCCCGCCACGCTTGTGCAGCGCCCAACCAGTTTTAGTGCCGAGGTCCAGAGCGAGTATGTTCATAGCCCAGGAATCCCGTTACGAACAATGAAAATCGGCAGGATGCCGAACAGAAACCACCCCTCGTAGTGCAGCCGCCGATTCTTCGACGCCCATGATTTTTTAATCAGCATTGCATTCTCCTGTGGTGGTTAAGCGGGCTGCTGCTCTGGCAATTCAAATATCGCCTTCTGCCATGTATCGGTAGGTTGTTTCACTGGCGCCACGAATAGCGGCGCATCGCCGCGTGCCGCCTGCGACAATACTCCTTCCAGACGTGCCAGCCAGCCGTAAATATGTTTGTCTTCGGCCTGGTTGTAGCGCAAGTCAGAGCGCTGATTCATACGCAGACTGACGTTGACTGCTGTGGTCAACTCGCGTGCCTTCTCGATCTGCGCGCCCTTCGCTTTCCGGAGTGCTTTGCACGCTTCCACGATGAAGTTGAGCCGGTTCATCTCGGCTGTGATGCGCTGCCATGCACCAGGGTCAGCGCCGTGGTGCTGCCAGCAGACCCAGCCATCCGTAACGCCAGACGTGCTGCTTGTGATCGATCCATTGCAGGGGCAGCCGTACGCTGCGCACATGCTGGGGTCGCGATTTTCGTTGTGGTGGCTCATGCTGCCTCTCCCTGATCAGGTTTCTGCTGCTGACGCTTGCGTAGTTCGGCCTCAATGCGGCCACGATATTCGGGATAGTTTTCGCTGGTTTTTGCCCTCATGCCGAGCTCGCGGCCCTTGGCGTCAATGCCGGCATCAGTGCGCTTCCATGCGTTGTCTTCGCGTGCTGGTGGCGGGTTGAGCTTTTCGGCAACGATGTTGATGATGTAGTTCGGCGGTATGTCGCCGGTGGGCTTGTACTGGCGCGCTTGCTCAATGACGTCGGTCAGCACCGCATCGGTGATTGCGGGATTGCTGCCCCACTCGATGGCCAGCGGATGCATGCTGGTCATGGGCTTGACGCCGAGACTGCGCAGCAGCACAGCGACGGCGACATTGCGCGATGGTGTTGGTGGCGGTTCTTTTTGACCTGAGTCGTCTCGTTTCCCGTCTTGCCATGAGGCTACTGAGCTTGAGGTATGAGATGACGATGGTGGTGTTGTAGTTAACTGTCCCTCTCCACTGTCCACTGTCCACTGTCCACTGTCCACTGTCCCTCTCAGAGCTGTTTCCGCTGGACTACCGGCATCTGTCCGCTGGACAGAATCATTTTGTCCGTCGGACAAATCCAATTCATCCGGTGGACAATTGGCAAGGCGACGTGCTTTTTCCTCGGCTTCTTCGGCTGCTTTTTGAGCCGCGCGCAAGGCTGCTTTGCGTAGACGTTCAGCCTCTTTTTTCTCGCGATAATCGAGTCTGCCGCGCCAAGCCTCGTTCGCTTTTTCGGCCACCACAGGGTGATACAGGCGACCGTCAGCACATTTGATCCAGCCTCGCAATGCGCCCTCGCGGACCTTTTTCCATTCTTTTATGACGCGACCAAAGCCGGACAAACCAGACAGAATGACATCGTCATCAGGCAGTGAAGCGGCAGGCACCTGATGCCAAGAAGCGCACCAAAGCAAAACAGCGCACCGAAACTCGTCTCCTGAAGAAATCACGGTGATATCGCTGTCGCGAAGACGCAAAACATCCAGCGGCATGAAAATAAAGTCGCGCAAATCGCAGTCCGCCGGCGTAAGTGGATTGGGGAATTCAGTCATTCGAACATCCTTTGTTGCTGCCCCGTTCCCAGCTCGAGCGCGCGCCTGCAGGCTGGATTGATCCAAACGCATTCGGTACGCACTTTCGTGCCGCGACCAGCCGATATGCGGGCTTCAGTTTCGTGCCGCGCCCAGCCGACAAGCATGTCGTCATACATGTCGGTGTGATAGCCGGACAACACCACCATGCCATTTAGCTTCAGCAAAACTTCCAGCAGCTGCGCGTGTTCCTCGTCGAGCATTTCGTGTTTGTAGTAACCGTGGGTTCTAGCTCGAGGGTCGCGAGTTGAAAATACGTAAGGAGGGTCGACGAAATACAGCGTGTCCGGCGCATCGTGTTGCATCAGGATGTCGACCGCTGGCCGGTTCTCGATCAGCACGCCTTGCAGGCGCTGGCCAGCAGCAGCGATGGCGTCGGGGTATCTTTCCCACAACGCTTGCGCGGTACCGTATGAACGGCGGGTATCAATGCGGAATCCGGTCGTACCCTTCGTGGCACCAGCAGAACCGAAACCCATCTGAGCTCGGATGCAAAGGCGGCGCGCGCGCTCGATCGGGTCTTCGGCTGGCGTCCACGCCAAGTCGAATTCTTCCCGGGCATATGGAGTGAAGGTGCAAGCGTCGACCAATGCGGCGCGATCGATGGGATCTCGAAGAACACGGAAAAAATTGACGACGTCGCCGTCGAGGTCGTTATAGACCTCGGCATAGGCGCGTTCCTTTTGCAGTAAGACCCCGGCCGCGCCGCCAAACGGTTCGACATAGCAGAGATGCGCTGGGAAAAACGACATGACCCATGGCGCAAGGCGGTATTTGCCGCCGTGATATCGGATCGCTGGACGAATGGCAGTGTTCACACCGCCCCCAACAAATGCGCCATCGACCAGGCCATGGGTGATAGCACCGGCCCACGCAACTTGAGCGGCACCTTGAAACGACTGGACGGAACGACGTAGCGATTGGGCTCGCCGTCAGAAATACTGTAAAGGTGCTTTTTCTGGCGTGTCTTATCGACATGCAAGACGCCCTGCTCTGCCATAAACCAGATGGCTTTGCGAACTCCATTTGGTGTGCAGCCCGTAACGGCAACCGCACGCGTGCACAGTTCGAGATTAGTGAGCGGCGAGGAGTCCACCAGTGTTTTTAGTATGACGTCGGATATTCTGAGGCTAGCGTAGGATGCAATCATCGAGCTACTCCTCTGCGCTGTGCGCGCTTAGCGGCGAAATAATCGGCGGCGATGTCTTCCAGCATTTCAATGCGCTCAGGACTAAACATCATGTTTTCAGCCGGTGCCACCTGCATGCCGATGGCTGCCAGGAACTGCGCAAACTTCGGCAGATCCTCAGCAACCATTCTGCTCACTGTGCTAGCGTGCACGCCCATGCAATCGGCTGCATGCGCCTGTTTCACTTCTGCAAGTCGCCGCAATATCTCGCCCTCAAGCTGTGCAGCAGTCTTGCGTGTGCTTTCCAGCAGTTCGGAGGAAACTTGTTCCGTGGTCATGGCGATACCTCGGCGGGTTGGGCTGGCTCTTCTTCTGGCTGTGTGTAGCGCTCTGGGTAGATCAGATGCAACTCGGTAATTTCGCCCGCGGGAAATTGTGCGCAGATTTTTGCAGCCAGTTCGCCGCTCGGTATCTGCTTGCCGCGTTCGATGCGACTCAGGTTCCCCACGTCGCTATCAACCTTTGCGGCCAGGTCTTGCAGCGTCATGTCCTGCTTTTCTCGGGCAATTCGAAGAGGTGATTTCATAATCGGCTCATGGAGTTAATAATGCGTAATACGCACTTTAATGCAAGTATCAAGAATGCGCAAGGCGCTTTGCGTCTAACGCATTTCAATAACACAATAGTTCCTATGAAAACGGGCGAAAAAATCAGAGCAATTAGGCTGGCGAAGAAAATGACTCTCGCCGAGGTAGAGCACGCGGCAGACTTAACTGGCGGCAATTTGTCGCGGGTAGAGCGCGGCACGCAATGGCTCTCGGAAGAAAAACTTCATGCGTTGGCCGATGCGCTTGGCGTCGAGGTCGCTGATTTCTTTTTGGAAAAATTTGATTTAAACGTGTCTGCAGCTCTTCCGGATATGCAGGCGATACCGGTTATTTCTGCTATTCAAGCTGGCCTGTTGACAGAAATCAAAGACCCTTACCCGCCTGGCGCCGGCTTTGATGTGATCTACTCTGACGCCACAGTCTCCAAATTTGCATTCGCATTGGAGATTGAAGGAGAATCAATGCTGCCTGAGTTCAGGCAAGGTGATCGGGTAATCATTGATCCTGAACTCTCGCCTAATCCTGGTGATTTTGTTGTGGCGAAGAATGGTGATGAAGAAGCTACCTTTAAGAAATACCGCCCGCGCGGTATGGATGCCAGCGGTAATATGATTTTCGAGCTTGTGCCATTGAATCCAGATTACCCGACCATGCGCAGCGACATGCAAGAGCTGTTTATCATTGGTGTGATGGTTGAACATCGGAAAAAATACCGGAGAAAACAATGAAAAGATTGATCGGATTTTTCGTAGTACTGGCGCTTGAGGGTTGCGTAACACCAGGGCAGTTTCAAGATCGTTTGACGGCGCTACATGGTCAACCCTTATCAGTGGCAATCGATAAATTAGGATTGCCGACTACCGAGCAAACGGTAGCCGGACTGCATCTGATCCGATGGTCAGTAGTCAGCGGCAACGAATATCAGTGCACTCTTACATTGCAGGTTGATGAGCATGACATCATCAGAAAACATTCTGCCGATGGCAACCTGGGCGGTTGCGAACGGTATATCAGGGCGCTGAAGTGAGTGAGTCAAATCAAGACTGGCCAGAAACGCCTGCTTTATTTTCTGAGACGCAGGCGATGTCAGAACGGTGGAAGTCGCATTGGAGGATCGCCGCATCAATTCCATTTAAGCTCAGTAAATACAACCGACTGGTACTAGCGATAGATCAGTTTATAATTCTGGAAGAGAAATATAATAAAAACCTAAGTGCACTCTCCGATTTGAGCAAGAAAGATTTGATTCGCGTAATGCTCAGCGGCGCAATTCCCGCCAGCAAGACTCACACTAGAAGGTTTGTCATAGACACCCTGTATCTGATGGCCCTAGGAAAAATCGATACAAAACTTCACCCATCAATTACAGTCTTTCTCCATCGCACTTTAGTTTCACTCGCAAACAAACTTTAGCTTTTGCAAGAGTATTGAGATTTCCTGCGCAGCAGCCTTCGGGTGGTTTTTTTTCGCCCAGATAATCGTAAATATTCAAAAAATGCGGTTGACGCATTAATTTATTATGCGTAATATGCACTTTAACGATGCGGCGAACGCATTTTTAAAGGAGCAAAAAATCGCTCCAATCAACCACTGGAGCGAGAAATGCAACCCAACGACCAACAAGTAACGCTGCAAATCGGAAGCGCGCAGCTTTCCGTCGCCACACAAGAGCTGTTCAATGCTTGGCTGGAAAAGCACTTGGGCGTCAAGCCTGCGTCATCTTCCTCGATAACTGTTCCAGCTATCAATGATGGCGAAGTCTACGCCGGCATCATCTTGCATGAAGATGGTCGCCCATCGCATCACGTGATCCTGCTTCCAGGCGACAACGACGATGCTGACTGGAAAACGCAGATGAAGTGGGCTGCAAAAGCTGGCGGTGATCTGCCCACTCGCGCCGAACAATCCCTGCTGTACGCGAACGCCAAGAAGCACTTTAAAGAGGCCGCTTACTGGTCGAGCGAAAGCCACTCGAATGACGGCTCCGCCTGGTATCAGAGCTTCGACGACGGCTACCAGGACAGCACCCTCAAGGGCTACGCGTTGCGTGGCCGTGCCGTCCGCAGATTAGTTATTGAGTAATTTATCTATTTAATAATCAATCGGAGACGAGCATGCAACGCACCCTGCAACAGGACAATATTCTCGACATGGCTGTTATTGCAGCGTTAGCTGGCCAGCCGCAGGTCGATCCGACACTGATCTATCTGTGCGCATATGACGCAGATGGTTTGAAGTTGGACTTATACGGCGAGATTCTTGAGGATGGTTATAACGTTGTCGATGCATGCTTGTCCGGCACCAAAGTCAGCCTTGACCCATTGCTGAATCATAAGTTGTTAATCGATTTGTCCGGATTCTGCGACCGTCGTTTGCCTGATGCGGCGGCCCGCGCAGAGAGTGATCGTGCCGACGCCCAAACCATGCAACGCCCTGAATGGCTTGGGGTGGGAGCATGAGCCGCCCCGCCACATACTTGCGCCCGCGCCCGACCTATCGCCCTGGTCGCATCCGTCGCGCGCTGGCTTACATCGCCATCGCCGTGCTGGTGCTGGGCGCCATGATTTTGAAGCTGCGCCACGACTACCCAATGCCAAGCGTCAGCAATTCCTGCTTGCGGAGCTCGACATGAGCACAACATCCGACGGCGGCTCAGCCTTTCCAGGCCTGAATGCAGAGATGACCGGTATCGATAGCGAAGGCGTTGCACGGTTTGATATCCAGCCAAGCGACGGTATGAGTCTGCGCGATTACTTTGCTGCGCAGGCGCTGACGGCCCTTATCAGCAAGGAAAAAAAAGACGGCCTCAATTGCGGATTGAAAGCTGTACCGCGCATGGCTGAATGGGCCTACGAGTACGCAGATGCCATGCTCGAGGAGCGCTGCGCCAAATGAAAACCGCCTATCCCCTCGGCGCAATCCTCGGGCTGTTGCTCATCGGTCTGGTGCTGATCACCGCACCGGTGCGCGATGAGCAAGATGCAGCTAAGCAACAGGCCGCCCTGATCGCACAGAACAAAAAACTTTTCATGAAGTACCGCACGCCGGAAGAGATGACGGCGCCGGTTTCACTTCCATCAAAGTAGTTCAGCCATAACCACAAGGAGAAATTGAACATGAACCAGATTCAAATCCCGCCGCTTGAAGAAGGGCAAATCTATATCGGCGTCAGAGGTGACGCCAAAGGCGAGTTGTATCACCTCATCTTACTGCCCGGCGATAACGACGATGCGACACATGCCAAGCAATTGGAATGGGCCAAGTCTATCGGCGGCGACCTCCCCGACCGCGTCGAGCAGGCCATGTTGTGGGCAAATCACCGCGATCTGTTCAAGAAAGATTTGTACTGGAGCAATGAGTCGCATCACAGCGATGACGGCTGCGCCTGGTTTCAGGACTTCCTCTACGGCAGCCAGGGCAGCACCCACAAGAGCTACGCGTTGCGTGGCCGTGCCGTCCGCAGATTGCCAATTTAATCATTTATCAATTCGAGGTGTCCGCAATGACTATCACGCTTGAATCAATCAAGGCAGAGCAAACCAAGCTGTCTCAGATGATTTCCTCTTTCGAAGCGCAGAAGGCTTTTGAAGAAGTCTTTCCCATCAATGTTGCGATGCCATCCCTCTTGGCTGGAGAGGAGTGGGTATGCGCAGTCATCGCCAAAGATGGAAAAACAAAATATCACCTGACCCTGTTGCCCGGCGATCAAGACGGTGCCGACTGGGACTCACAGATGGCTTGGGCCAAGGGGCAAGGTGGCGATCTTCCTGATCGTGTCGAGCAGGCGCTGCTCTATAAGTACATGCATGAACAATTCAAGGAGGCCGCTTACTGGTCTAACACACCCTCCAAGACAAATGACGGCTGCGCCTGGTTTCAGGGCTTCTACCACGGCTACCAGCTCAGCTACGGCCGCAAGGGCCTCGCGTTGCGTGGCCGTGCCGTCCGCAGATTAGTTATTGAGTAATTTATCTATTTAGTCAGATATGGCCATCCACACCAACCTTCCGATCTATAAGGTCACATACGACTTGCTCGATGTCGTGACCAATTTTTCCCGCAATATGCCGCGCGATTTCAAGCGGACTATTGGCGACAAGATCAGTGCCGAATGCATCGAATTAACGGTGCTGATATTTCGTGCCAACGTGGCAAAAGATAAGGCCCTGTATCTCACGGAGTTGCAGGAGCGCTTGGAAGTAGCTCAGTTGTTGATTCGTTTGGCAAAAGATAAACGGCTTATTTCGGTCGCCGCTTATGCTCAAGCAACGGAGCTCACAACCAGCATCGGAAAACAGGCTACTGGGTGGCGCAATGCCGCGAATCGCCTGCTTCATGGAGGCCAAGGCCATCATGACTGAGCGTAATTTTAATCTGGTCGTGCCGCTGGCTCAAAAGGCCACCGACATGCGCACCGCAGATACCGCCGGTTCTGTCCGGGTCTGGTCTGGCGCAGTTTCCCATTCGAATATTCGGGTTGGCGACGTAGAAAGCACGATAGGTACGGCTACGCCTGGTATCAGAACTTCAACAACGGCAACCAGAACAACAACCACAAGAACAACGCGTTGCGTGGCCGTGCCGTCCGCAGAATGGAACGCACCTGACTTTACATTTACTGAGCTTGTTCAAGCCTATTTCGATTGCAGGCGCACAAAGCGGAGCAGCGCTAGTGCACTGGCTTTTGAGATTAATCTTGAGCATAACTTGCGCTCACTTTACGACGAACTAGCGAGCGGTGAATATGCGCCAGGCCGCTCGCTGTGTTTCGTCATCACACGCCCCAAGGCGAGAGAGGTGTGGGCAGCAGATTTCCGTGATCGGATAGTGCACCATCTGCTGCACAACCACATTGCACCTCGTTTCTATGCTGGATTCATTGCTGATAGTTGCGCGTGCATTCCCGGACGTGGGACGCTCTACGGAGCCCAGCGCCTGGAATCTAAGGTGCGCAGCATCACTCAAAATTGGAGCAAGCCTGCTTACTATCTGAAACTAGACCTGGCTAACTTCTTTGTCAGCATCAACAAGAATATTGTGCGCGACTTGTTGGCGCGTCGCATCACCGAGCCATGGTGGATGTGCCTAGCTGAGACAATCCTTTTCCATGACCCACGCCAGAATTTCGAATATCGCGGCGATGTCGATCAGTTGACGCTCGTTCCGATGCACAAACGGCTGACTGAGCAGGGGGCTCACTTGGGTCTGCCTATTGGCAATCTATCAAGTCAGTTCTTTGCGAACGTATATCTCGATGAACTGGACCAGTTCGTCAAGCATCGCCTGCGCTGCCGCCATTACATCCGTTATGTCGATGATTTTCTGTTGTTGCATACATCATCGACATGGCTGAACGACGCCAAGCAAAAAATTGAAGTTCATCTGCATGGCGCACTCGGCGCTCGCCTCAATCCGACCAAAACGATCCTGCAGCCCATTGAGCGCGGGATTGACTTTGTTGGCCAGGTGATTAAGCCATGGCGCCGGACATTACGCCGCCGCACATTCAACGATTCGCTGTCGCGAGTGCGCAGCATGGCCGGCGAAGACTTGTTCGAGACAGCAAACAGCTATTTTGGCCTGATGCGGCAAGCATCACACGGACACCACGACCGCGCACTACTCGCAAAAGAACTCATGCGGCGCGGCCACACCATTAAGTCGGACCTTACGAAAACCTTTAGAAAGGGAAGTAAATGAATGCGCCAGCACAAGCAATGAAGCCAGATCGTAGCAAGTTCGTTGGAGGCAGCGATGCCGCAGCCATTCTCGGTGTCAGTCCATGGCATACGCCAATCGAACTGTGGATGCAGAAAACTGGTCGCGCGCCAGATGAAGAAATTACTGCGGTGCGTCAGCGCATGTTTGATCGCGGCCATAAACTCGAACCGTTCATCCGAGATATGGTCATCGAGAAGCTGCGCGACGAAGGGATCGAGGTGGATATCATCGTTTGCAATGAGCGCTATGTTGATCCAGATCACGCATTTATGTCATGCGAAATCGACTTTGAATTGCGACTAACTGGCGAAGTCGAGATTGGCGGCGAAATCGTCACAATGGATGGCGAGCACGTCAATGCTGATGCGAAGAGTGTCAGCAGCTTTGCGCGCAAAAAATGGGGGGAAGAAAACACCGAAGATGTACCTATTGAATATGCCGCGCAGTTCATGCATGGCTTGATGGTGGCGCCAGGACAGCGTCAATTCTGTCTAGTTGCAGCGCTGCGCAGCTTTGATGACGTGGATATCTATTGGGTTCGCCGTGATGACGAGACTATCGCCGCCATGCGTGAGAAAGAAATCGCATTCTGGTATGACCATGTGTTGGGCGACACGCCTCCTGACACACTAACCTTTGACGATGTCAAAGCGCTCTTCCCGCACGATAACGGACTCCCGGTTGAAGCAACCCCCGAGGTGGCTATCAAGGTGCGCGAACTAGCCGAGGTCAAGGCCAAGATCAAAGATCTCGAAGAAGCCGAGGAAGTGCTTAAGCACCAGATCGGTGACTTCATCAATCCGCACGCAATTCTCATGTTTAGCGGAAAAGAAATCGCAACATGGAAAGGCCAAGCAACGCGCCGGATCGATGTTGACGGCCTGCGCGAGAAAGAGCCGGAAATTGCCGCCAAGTTCACAAAGACCACTACAACCCGCGTTCTGCGACTGAAGAAAGGCAAGTAAATCATGAGCACTCAAGCCCTAAAACAAGTAGCCACCGGTCAGGCCACTGCACAAGAAGCGCGTAGCCCATACGAATCATTGAAGCGTCAACTTGAAACCAGCAAGGGCGAATTCAAGCCATTGCTCGGCAGCGAAACCAATGTTGACCGCTTTATCCGTGTCGTTCTCAATTCAGTGCTGGCGACACCTGATCTATTGGAAGCGGATCGGCGCTCACTGATCGCATCCTGCATGAAGGCTGCACAGGATGGGTTGTTGCCGGATGGTCGCGAGGCCGTACTCAACATCTACAACACCAAGGTGAAGAAAAATGGTCAAGAGCAATGGGTGAAGATGGTGCAATACCTGCCAATGGTCGGCGGCATCGTGAAGACATTCTATTCAAATCCAGACGTCGCGATGGTCGATGCCGCCGCCGTGTACCAGAACGATAAATTTATTTTTCGCCGTGGCGATGATCCCAAGTTGGAGCATGAACCAACGATGCAAGATGATGCCGGCCCAGTCGTTGCCGCTTACCTTGTAGTAAAAATGAAGAATGGCGAAGTGAAGCGGGAAGTAATGCCGCGTCGCGACATCGAAAAAGTGCGTGCCGCTAGCAAGTCCCCGGATGGCGCAAACTCTCCATGGACAAAATGGTATGACCAACAGGCAATCAAGTCGGTCATCAAGCGTGGTAGCAAGCAAATGCCAAAGTCTGATGCACTGGAAAAGGTGATTTCGTCGGACAACGAAGCACTTGGGTTCATTGACATGGCTTCGCAATCGGCAATCGGTGCGGCGCTTCGACAAACGCCAGCACTGGAAAATGAACCGAGTGAATCAGCTAATTTTGGTATGGACGCTGCACGCGAAGCCGTCCCTGTAGATAAAAATCAAAATGCCACATCTCAAAATTCAACTACGGCCACTACACATGAAAGTCAGTTCGATGCAATGGTTAAGCGCATCGCCGCTTGCGCCGATGCCGATGTGCTCGATCTTGTGATTGACGAAGTGCGTTACCTGGGTGACGAGGCACAGGAAAAAGAGCTGTACGACCTGGCCGCCAAACGCCGCGCCGAGTTGGCTGACTGACCATGACTAGCCGCCTATCCACCTGGCTGGCCCTCCGTTGCAAAGAAGATGTGTTCCAAGCCTTCCTTGGCACGCGCGACGAGCAGGAAGCCACCAGCCGGGTACGCGCTCTGTGCGGCGTCGGCTCTCGCGCACAGGTGGATACCAACCCTGCGGCCGCCGAGCGCTGCCACGAACTGATTCGCAAGCCGTACGCCCGTTTTCTCAACGAAAGGAGTCTCACCCATGTTTGACCTCGACAAGATCACCGTTCGCCTGACCAACTTTAACGCTCGCTCTGAGCTCAACGGCGAGACCCGCAAGCCAGCTGCTGATATCTCCTGCAGCTCGCTCTTTCCCAACACGGTCTTAAATGAGCTCTGCCCCGGCCTGCTCGAAATGCTCTACGAGGCGCCGAAAGATCCTGATCTGGTTGAGCAGACTGATCCGACCGCCCGCACTGCCCTGCGCATGCCTGTGCTTGATATGCCTCTCAAATTGAATTTGGAACTTGATAACCGCACGCTGACTATTGATTATGGTCTCGGTGGCGACAGCAATATCGTGCTTCCCGAGTGCAAGGTGCGTAAGTTCACAATCGAGGTGCAACAAGGCGGCAGTGTGCTGCTTGGCTGGCAGATTCCAGCGCATCCGGACGCAGCACAAGCAGGATGGCTCTATGAGCACCAGCAGACCGATATCGTGATCAGTCTCGAAGAGGTAAAGCAAGCCGACAACCAAGGCGACATGCTCAAGCCGCGCAAGCCGACCAAGGCTGAAAAGCAAGCGGCGGCGCTGGCCGAGGCGCAACGTCAGTTTGAACAGACTAGCGAGCCAGCGAGCGCGTAATGCCCACCGAAGCACAAAAAATCCGGCAGGCGTACCGCGATGGCGTGCGATACGGCGCGTCTGCCGGCATCATCCTTGCGCTTGAAAAAGCAGTCGAGGTGCTGGCAGATAAGCCTGAAGCCGCTGAACTCATCAAGCAGATTGACTCATCGAAAATCAAGGTGCCATCATGAAAGAACGCCCTATCCTTTTCAGCGGCGCCATGGTGCGCGCGCTGCTGGCCGCTGAGAAGACGCAGACCCGGCGCGTTGCAAAGCCAACACGTCGATATCCGTTTGAATTTATTGGAAGCGGTGATCAATCCGGCCCTGATTGGAACGACCCATCGTGCTGGGGTTTCATGTCGGAAGATGGCGATGCATGGCTATTAAAGGATGGCACTATCGAATCTGACTTGCATCAGATTCCATGCCCTTATGGCCAGCCTGGCGACCGGCTTTGGGTGCGCGAGACGTGGGGCGTCGTCAGCAATTCATACGATGAAGACGGTAATAGTTGCGACTGGGTTCCAGATCGCCCGGCAACTGCCATCAATGAAATGCGCTTCGGCCAAGGCTACTATTCCGGCCACGCAATCTATGCCGCCGATTGTTCTTTCGAATGGTCTGGCGATGATGATGGCGGTGGCGAACCGCGATCAGCGTGGCATCCGTCCATCCATATGCCGCGTGCGGCTAGCCGCATCCTGCTTGAAATCGTCAGCGTGCGCGTCGAGCGGCTGAACGACATCAGCGAGCAGGATGCAATTGCTGAAGGTGCAATGTTCTGGGCGCAGGAACAAGAAACTCAGATCAAAGACACCAGCGATGCCCGACATGCATTCATGAATCTTTGGCAATCGATCAACGGCCCCAGCAGCTGGGATGCCAACCCATTTGTGTGGGCAGTCGAGTTCAAGCGGGTGATGCCATGAGCGCCATAATCAGTTCTTGCGGCCAATACCGCTATCGCCTGACACGCGACCCGCATGACCTATATGCGACGCGCGGGCCGGCACTGTTCATCATGCTGAACCCAAGCACCGCAGATGCTGCTATTGATGACCCAACAATCCGACGCTGCAGCAGCTTCGCGAAGGCATGGGACTGCGCCGGACTGGTGGTGGCTAACCTCTACGCCCTGCGCGCTACAAATCCATCTGATCTCTGGAAACATGCCGATCCGGTCGGGCAGGACAACGACATGCACCTTGCTGCACTGATTCGCGAGCACGAAACCGTCGTATGCGCATGGGGTGCCAATGCAAGGCCGGATCGGGTTGCGCAAGTCAAGGCGATGTTCCACCGACTTAGTCGCCCGGTATGCCTCGGGGTGACTGCTGCGGGTGCGCCACGCCATCCTCTGTATATCTCCGCCGGCCAAACGCTTATTCCGTGGGAGTCATTGCCATGACCATCTGCACCCTATGCGGTCGACCTGGCCACTCTGCCGCTAACTGCCCTTGGTTTAAAAATTTTCGGAGGGTAAAACCATGATACCGAACGATGTAAGCGAGATATTCATGTCTGAGAAACAGGTGGATTTTCTGACAGGCATCTCGCGTGGCACCACCATTGGCGGTGTAAAGCGGAGCAAATTTCAGATGCAAACGGAATTCCTGCGTATGAAAGGAATTCCGTTCACCGAAAATGCCCGTGGAAAACCGATTGTTGCCAAGACTGCCGTTGAGGGTCGTCGCCGCGAAGATCCCGCCCGAAAAAAATGGCAACCAATGCCTGCGGGGGCGTAGGTAATGGGACGTCGACCAACTAAAAACTTGAATCTGCCACCACGCATGCGTCGTCGGATTCAGAAAAGCGGCATTGCCTATTATTACTACGATGCAGGTGGAAGTCCACGCGTAGAAATTCCGCTTGGAAGTGACTACGTTGTTGCAGTCACGAAATGGGCCGAACTTGAGCATGACAAATCGGACCGCCTATCCGATCTAATCACGTTCAAGTATGCAGCAACGCGCTATATGAAAGAGGTGTTGCCCACCAAGGGGGCGAGAACGCAGCGCGACAACCTGATTGAATTTGATTTCCTGCTGGAGTTTTTAGGCGAGGCACCTCTTGATGAAATCGAGCCGATGCACATTCGCCAGTACATGGACTGGCGCATCAAGAAATCCAGGGAGTTAGCCTTGGAGAAAAACAAAAACCGCGTTGATCGCGGTCTCAAGCCCCAGAAAATCCCCGAAGGATTGGTTCGTGCGAATCGCGAGAAGGCGCTGTTTTCCCACGTTTTCAACATGGCGCGCAACTGGGGACTGACCAGGGCGCAAAATCCGTGCGCTGGCATCAAGGGAAATGCAGAAACTGGCCGCGACGTTTATGTTGAAGATGAAATGTTTGAGCAGGTGTATGTCGCTGCAGATCAGCCCACGCGTGATGCGATGGACCTAGCATATCTGACTGGCCAGCGGCCTGCCGATACGATCAAATATCGCGAAGTGGATATAAAGGAGGGGTACTTGGAGCTCGCCCAGAATAAGACAACGAAAAAGCTTCGCATCCAAATTACCGGGGAGCTTGAGGAAGTTTTAACGAGGATTCTTTCCCGAAAACGGGAAGTTGAGAAGAGCCGCCAGACAACTTGCGATGCACTTATTGTGAATGAAAAAGGTCGGCCACTAAGCCAAAGTGCGCTAGTACAACGTTTTTATGATGTCCGCGAATCAACAGGCATTGATACGAGTCAATTTCAATTCCGCGATTTACGGGCGAAGGCCGGCACGGACAAAGCAGAACAAGCAGGTGATATGCGGGCAGCTCAACGTCAACTTGGACATAAAACACTTGCCATGACGGAAACTTATGTGCGTGAACGCAAGGGTGATAAGGTCACTCCAACTCGTTAAATTTCGCTCCGCAAATAGAAAATGAGAGCCTATCCATAAGGCTTACAGAGGCATAATAATTAGCAATTTGCGGAGCGAAATATAGCTGTAACCCGCATAAATACTAGAATGATTGCGGGACTCTTAATCCGTAGGTCGAGTGTTCGAATCACTCACGCCCCACCAGGATACAAAGGGACTTCAAGCAATTGAAGTCCCTTTTTTATTTTCTAGGGCGTGCATTTTTCTGCCCCCCCAAAAAAAATCACCTCCTCAAAACACCCTCAATAATTCAGCGTCCCGCCTCGCTCGCCAATCTGCACCGCATCACCTCGCCACCGACAACTGTAGTTATCAATCAATTGAAGCACATCATGACATCTTGCTCGTCAATAATAAGATGCAGAAGCGCTTATCTTTATTGCTATCCAATCTAGAAATAATGGCGACAAAAATAACGCTCCTCAGCCGCCGCTGCCGCGACATTCGGGGCCAGGTATCATGCGTGATTGGCCAGGAACACCAATCCCAGTTCTGCCGTAACAGAGACGCGTCTGCTGCCTGCAAAACCACAATGATTCAATGCATGTTGCGAAAACACATGGAGACATCTCCAGCAAGCAAAGCCAAGAACACCGCAGTTTGATTGCGTCTGTACCGCTTTAGAAAAATGGACCTATGAAAAAACCGACAGCCGATAGTCAAGCGTGGCCAGCAACAGGCCGGTCGTCACGATTACTGCCGCCTCGGCCGTCAGCGACGGCCATGTCGCCCGAAGCGGCTTTAATCAAAAAACACGCGCGCGAACGCAAGGATGCACTGGTGCGCGGCGTCGTTTCGATCCAGGCGATGCGTGAGGCAATCAAGCGTACAAGTCGCGACCTGCCTGCCATTTCCGCAGTGCCACGCATGGGTAAGATCGATAACGCGACGTTTTTCCTGCGTGCTGCGCAAGGCCTGCCATTCGTCATCAGCGGACTCGTTGATAAGTGGCCATTGTCCGCTCTTACGCCGCAGACACTGCGCGAACGCTTCGGCCGGTTGCCTGTTCGTGCCCGGGTGGGAGACTATATCAATACCGCTTTCGCGCCTGACCGGGCGATGCAGGATATGTCTTTGCTGGCCTACCTTGAACTGGTCGCAAATAACACGCAGGGCCTGCCACCGTATCTGGGCAATCTCGAATTGCGTGAATTGAATGCCTTGTGCTACTGGCCCGCCTATTTCAAAAAAATGGGGCCGCCACGATTCTGGATTGGTCCAACGGGAACGGTGACGCCACTGCATTGCGACTATGACGATAATATTTTTGCGCAAATTTGGGGCTCCAAACGGATCGTTCTGTCACCGCCGCATCACGATCAATTCCTCTACCCGCGCGAGGCGAACGCCATCCTGTTCGGCTCACCGTTTAACCCTGAGGCGCCTGATTTCGAGAAGTTTCCGCTGGCCCGCCAGGCCACGATGATTGAATGCATCCTGCACGCAGGTGAACTCCTCTATGTGCCTGCAGGCTGGTACCACCAGGTCCGCTCACTGAGTTTTTCACTCTCGGCGAACCGATGGGCCAGGGCGCTGCCCTTGGCATTGAGCGGGGATAGTTCACTCATAAGCGGCTAG